CCGTGGCTCCCCTTTTTCGCTCAACTCCTTGTTCCGCATCCTCACAAACTCGTCGTACGCCACGCAGCGGTACGTCTCCACCATGTCGATCAGTTCCTCGTGATCGTGGTTTGTCTCCGAGCTCACCCGTTGGAGCGCCCGGAACGACCGTCCGCAGACGTTGTGCAGCGCCCATAGCACCTCGTCAATCAGGTCGAACACCTCACCCAGTCCTTCCTCGGAGGCATCCGGCCCCGGCCATTCGGTAACGATGTGCAGCCGCACCTCCTGATTCGTTTTGTAGGATCCATTGTCCGCATGCGTCCATTCCGTTGGGCTGAACTCGATGAACACCGCCGGAAGCCGAAAGGGCTTCTCTTGCTCCAAGAAGCCCATCTGCTGGTTCCACAGATCGATGTGAGCGATGGGCTGCGGCCGGTCGATGCGTCCTAAGGCATCCCGGATCACTTGATACAGTTCTTTTCTCATTGTCTCGTTTGTTGTTTACTTATGAAGGGGCGATTCGCCGTCTGCGTTGCGGCCGATCTTCCCTGACGCCTTCAGCATCTTGTAGAACGCCCGCTCGCAGATCCCCAGCTGCGGATGGATGTAGCGCCGCCAGATCTCCCGGTTCGACAGCCCGCTCTTCACGTACTCGTCGTAGATCCGGTTGACCGCCGTTACGCGCTTTTCGTAGCTCCGCCCTCGCGGATTGAATCGACCCATGCCTGTCGTTTACACCTCCGTCATGCTAAGTGGTACCGACTCCCATACGCCTGACTTGCTGCGGACGGCAGCGCGGATATAGTCCTTCGAGGGACTGGGCTGATAGCTCTCCTCGATGATGCGCACGCCCTCGATGAAGCGTTCGTCCTTCGTCTCTTCGGCCAGCCGCCTGAGTTGCAACACACGCTGCGCCTTAAGTGCACCCGAACTATCGCGCGAGAGCAGGCGGAGGATGGTCTTGACCAAGGTGCGGCTCTCGTCGTCTTTGGCCAGTGACTCGATGTAGCCCTTGACCATTGCGATACCCTCATCCACCGTGTCGCGGTAGTTATCTAAGAGGTAGTGTCCGACGACGATGCGCTTCGTACCCTCGGAGTTGGTGAAGGTGTGCGACCGCTGGTCGTCCTTCACCCCGAAGAGCTCTGCCTTCATCTCTAACGCCCCACGAAGGGCCTCTGCGGCCTCCGTCTTGCGCCGGGCTATCTCGTCGCTGATATTCATAAGTCGCGGCATGACGGTCTCGATCGTCTCGTCTACCAATGCGGTGTAAGCCTCGCGGTCGGCCTTACGTTTGGCCTCCGCCTCTTTCTTCTGTTTAGCCTCTTTGAAGGCCGCGAACTCTTGGCGCTCCTCGGCCGTCATTTCTACTGTTTCCATATCGTGTTGATGTGTTGTTTATATGTTCCTGTGTTAGGCCTTCGGCCGGTAGTTATGGGGTAACTGCTACTTCTGACTTCTTCTACTACTTCTAACTACCCGGCCGCAAGGCCGCATGACTACCCTCTGCTACTTACCTCCCCGGGGGTGTACACGAAGTACATCATCGCTCCGGGCTGTTTTCCGAGCTCATCCACCGTTATGCGGTCGACCGTTTGAAGGTCTTTTGTACGCTGTTTGAACGCGTTGTAAAGGCTGCGCAGCCGATCCACCGGGATGCGGTTGAAGGCTTTGTAGCCGGATGCCCGACAGGCAATGGCCTTCACCTCGTCCATCGTGGCTTCGTGCTTCATCTCACGGCGATAGCTGAAGATGGCAGCTATCACCCGCTTGCGCCAGCGGTCAGCCTCGGCCAGACCCGGCGTGCTGAGTGTGGTCAGCCGGTCGCAGACCTCCATCAGGCCGTGGTAGTCCAAGTCTAAAGAGCTCTCCACGCCGTAGGCCGAGAGGATCGTGCGCTTGCCGTCATCGTCGATGCCAGCCTTACCCAGCAGGGTGTGAAAGCGCTTCACCAAGCGCTTCTTCTCTCTTTCCATGAATGTTGTTTCCATACTTCGTTTTTGATTGGTTGTGATTGATCATTCTAAGTAAAACTTCGCGGCCATCTCTTCCGAGATCACGAACTCTCCATTGCCGCCGAAGCGGCTTGTGACGAAGGCCTTAAAACCTCGCACGGAGAAGATCACGTCCGAGTCGCGCATGATTTTCGTGGCTACACTGCCGTCCGGACTGGTGCCCCGGTTGTTCTTTACGTGGCTGATAAAGACGAAAAGCGTGCGGGGGAAATCGAGCCTGAGCCGACGGTATTCCGAGTACTTCAGATCCATGAACTGCACCGAGTCGATGAAGACCACCCGCACCGTGCGGCTATGCTTGAGGCGATACACCAGATCCTCAAAGAACTCCCGATTGAGTAAGACGAAGTTGTGACCTGCCTCTACCAGTCCGTGGCGCTCTACGGCCATGCGGAGCGACTTGTTGATACCCTCCTCCACGCTGTCGTAAGCCACTTTGCGATGCTTAGCCAGCGCTTTGGCCAGAATCATGGCCATCGAGGTCTTGCCGTTCTTCGAGGGGCCGTAGATGAACCACGCTCCGCCGGCGATCTCTGCCTTTCCAATGGCTTCATCCAGTTCCGCACCGAGGCTCACTCCTTCCGGATCCGCCATGCGTGCCAGCTCACGCGCGCCGTATGACCGCTTCAGCTTCATTCGGCCGTCTCCTCCTTCCGTTCTTCGGCCTGCCGGCGCATGCGGTTAAAGGCATGGCACTTGCGCTTGACGCGCCTCAGGTCGCCTTCGCAGTCCTTCTTCACGGTCTCAATCTCGCGCAACCCTTCTACGCCATTGGCCCGGCAGACGTCCGAGATGTCCGTCGCACTCAGCCCCGGCATGGCCACGAAGCGCCGGCCGATGCGGGAGTAGATCTCCTTGTAGCCCTTCTTGTTCAGGCGCAGACCGCGGCGCACCTTCTTCTCCAAGTAGTCCGTGGCCATCAGCACGATGCCGCAATAGTCCTCTAACTTGTTGTAGAAGGTGATGAAGAAGAACATCACCTGGTCGCTCAGCTTGTCGGCCTCGTCGAGGATGATCAGCGGGTTCTCGCGCCGCTTGAGCGCCATGACGACGTCGTCCACCATGTCGCCCACCGTATCGCCCGCAGGGTTCTTACCCATCACCCGAAGCAGCTCCCGGAGGAAGGTCTTGCGGTTCCAGTATTCCGAGCAGGCCAGCACGTAGACGTTCGGGTTTTCTGCCCCGTAATGCGCAGCCGTCAGCGATTTGCCTGTCCCCGCCTCACCGCATACGGCCAGCACGAGGGCATTCTCCTGCGCGTCAGCGAAGATGTCCGACAGCGCCCTGTAGTTCCTTGTTTCCACTATGTTCCATCTGGTTTGTTTCACTCCGATCTGTGCCGCTATGCTGCGCCACATCTTCTCATTGATCAGCTCCCACTTGCCGGTCACGATCTGCGTCACCGTGGCGGGGCTGACCCCCACTAACGAGGTGGCCGCCCGCTTTTGGCTGCCCTTCATCTCGCAATACTCCCCGAGTCGCACCCGGATCATCTCTTTCTCTTCGTTCGTTATCATCTTATAGTTCGTTCAAATAGTTGTAATCGTCCTCCAAGGCGGGTACCAGCATGGTTTCCTTCTTCAGTACGGTACCGATGTCCTCGGGCTGTTCTTTCTGCTTTGCCTTCGCCGGCTTCTTCTTTTCTGGCTGCTCTTGTCGCTGCCTGTAAGCCGCCTCCTTCGCGGCACGCTCCACGCCGCGCAGCTGGGGCATCCGAAGGCCATACATGCCGGGGTGCATACCCTGCCGCTCGAGAAGCTCTTCGGTGGCCTCCTGCATGTTCGCCCGGGCCACCTTGTTGGCCAAGTTCATCTGGCTGATGAAGCTGCGTTCCTCGGCCGTCTGCTCCTGACGGGCGCGGCTGACCTCGATGTACTTCCGGGCGAAGGTGACGAACCGCAGCTGCCCCTGCGAGTCTCGTGTGTAGAGCGCCACGGTGGTCATATCCTCCGGGTCGTAGCCGACGAAGAAGTCGCGGCCGACGTTGCCCCGGAGGAACTCTCCGTCGGGCAGGCCTTCCGGGGTCAGTACCTCCCACGTGTAGCGCTGTCCGTCGATCGTCTTCTTCAGCCCCGAGGCGGTGTATTTCGAGGAGTGCTCCTCGTCCCGCTGGCCGAAGATCAGGAGCATGTCGAGTGCTGTGATGGCCGTCGATTCGGGGTTGACAGACTCGCGGTACATGTCGATCCGCCGGCGGCCTGTGGCCGGGTGCGGCGCCTCGTTCCACTCTTGGCGACGCCGCGCGTAGAGCTGCCGGATCTCCTCAAGGGAGGGCAGGTCGCGCCGGTTAGCGAGGATGAACTCGCGGTTGGCGTGGCTCTCGTCCTTCCGGGCCGTCACGTTCTGACCGGTGAAGAACCAGTCGCGGTGCAAGTAGCCCTGTTGAAAGCGGCCGAAGACGCTCTCGATCGTTTTCGACTTCCCGTTGTAGGGCTGCGTGGGGATAGCCATGCGGGCCATGCAGCGGAAGAAGTCGCTGTGCTTCAGTTTGCCGTGTCCGCCTTGGTTGTCGAAGCGGATCTCGTACGGCTTTCGGCCTGCCGTCTGGAGGGCCATCTTGTAGGCGAAGAATTGCGCCTCCACGTCCTCCCGCGGGCTGATGTGGTAGCCCAGCAAGACCTCGCTGTAGGCGTCCATCACCTCGTAGACGCAGCAAGTGGCCACTCGTCCCTCCGAGTCGCGGTAGTAATAGTTCAGGCGCGTACCGTCGCCGTACCAGATGGCGTCGCGCACCTCCGGCAGGGCCGTCTTGTGGTGGCGGGTGAAGAGCTCTTTGGCCTTCAGCTCGCCGTGGCGGAGGCCGTACCACAGGGGGCGCACCTCGGGGCGATCCAAAAGGCGCCGGATGGTGTTCTCCGAGCGGACGGGCTTCCACCCGCGCTCCCGGGCCACGCGGTTATACGCCTCGAAGAGCTGCTTCACCGTCAGGCGGTCGACGGGTGTGGCGTAGCGAGCGATGAGCCATTCTCTGGCCTCCTCCTCGAGGCGCAGAGCAGTGTCGTTGCCGTAGTTCTTCGATACGAAGGCGGCGTAGCCCTCCTCCTTAAAGCGCATGACGAGCCGGCGGAAGCCGCGTTCGCTCATCGGCAGTGAGTTCGGCAGGCCCTTCGTCTGCTGCTCGGCGGCGTAGGCCACGGAGTCTCGCCAAAACTCACCCATCGGGATGTTGCGGTGCGCGCGGATCACCTCGAGTCGGCCGAGCAGGTGGCGCACGATGGTGGCGTTGTTTGTGTATCGCGTGATGGTGTCTTCGGGCAGATGCGTCTGGGCCTCTCCGTAGGTGTAGTCGCGGAAGAAGGCGGCGGCCTCGGCGTCTATCTCCGGCCCCGTGGCGCGCGGTGCCTTGCCCTGCTCCTCCCGCCGCCCGAACGCCCGCTCGATGGCGGCGATGCGCTCCGGACGCCGGATCGACCAGACGTCGATCAGCGTGCGGTCGTGCTGGCCCCGGCGGTAGATCGTGAGATCGCCACGTTTGGAGTCGTGCTCGAACTGACTCCGGGTCAGCCCCGCTTTCAACCAGCTCTCCACGCTCAGGCACAAGTGGCCGTCCATCATTTGATACATGGTGCTTTACTTCTTTACGACTTGGCTTATCGACTCGAACGTCAACCGGCCGAAGGGATCTATCCGCAGGTAGTCTTCACTGAGTAACCGGCCCTCACGCATCAAGCGCTGAATCCCAATACACCCGTCAGGCACCTCTTCTTGGAGTTGCAGTACTTGCTGTCTGAAGCCGGCCATGAGCCATCCCACGGCGTGGTTTGTCAATGCCTCTGGAAGGGGTATAGCCTCAAGCGTCTCTCGAGATAGGAACAGTTGCATAAGGGGCAGCGCCTCCAATTCCTCCGGCGTCGGCCGGCAGGAAAAAGCCGCCCGAATCACGCTCCATACGTTGGATAGCCAGTGTTGTATCGGTGTTCTTGACTTCATTTTAAGTGTGTGTGGGGGATAGTCCGGCCGGACGGCCGTTTCGTGTTTCGTTATTCGTTTATCAACTTGAAAATCATTGTCCGGTTCGGGGG